GGGACGGGGAATCCTCTTAGGGGTCACTACGGCTGTAGAATTGCCAGAGCGAATGCCAGTTTTCAAATTTTTACTCTTTTTAGGAGCCATGCTTTGTATTGGATCCGGCAAGCATGGAGACCGGACTGTTCATCATGTCTTCCCTTAATAAAGGGTGGAGCCGTGCAGTCTATCGGCATTTTGTTTAGCACGTAAATATTTACCCACGACAGACATCGTGGAACGTTTTGGTCCGTTTAAAAGACACAACCCAATTATATCGTACAATTGAACCGGGCACCCTACACCCAACGCGGTAGGTGAACCAAGTGACCAAACTTTCGCACTACATGACCCCAGGTGACGTGCCTGTAGAACTCTTCAAGCTCCAACTGTTGGCACGGAGTGACGCCAAAGGCCAAATAGAAGGAATGTCGTGTTTCCGGCGAAATGTCACGATATCGAAGGGACATGCCCTTACTCAACCATGCCAAACCACCAGTCAACTCTGCATCGGGAACACGATGCCTACGAGCGGATGAGCGGCGGCTGGTTTTGGGAACCTCAATACTAGCAGCAATCCTAATGTAAGAGGAGTAAAAATCCTGATACACTGGGATCCCACCAGTGAGGGCCAATCCACCCTGACCAACCGCATCAATCCACATACGACAGACCCGAGGGGAAGAAAGGTCCTTCAAACTGAGACAGTCTTTGGAAATGGCCTTTGGGAAATTGCGCACCATCAAATACGTTCCATCAATAAAGACGGGATGTGTTTGACAGAACTCAATACCCTCAATGTCATAAACGGGCTTCTCCACCTTCATGTTGAAGCCCATCTCCAAAAACCACTCGGTCAACCCCTCCTGAAAGTTAGGAAGATCCTTGCGCTCAATTATCACGGTGCAATCATCACCATTATTGGCCAATGATCCCCGTATGCCGCGGAGTTGAAGGTAGCAATGAACAAGTGCACACATAATGAGACAGTTACCCATGGCGGTGTTCATATCACCACTCATGCGGCAACCTTCAGTCTCATACTTCAACTTTCCATCACGGCAGTAACCAACAACCTTGTTGTTAAGCTGCCACTTAAGCAGTTTGCGGAGCTCTTTGGAGCGGTAGATTCCGTTATAGACGGAATGTTCCCATTTCAAGGCTTCAACGCTAACGTGCTGATCAAAGCGGCTTGCATCCAACCCGATCGCTACTGGGTTACGATAATTGTTCCATTTCGCATGGAATATCTTCCCGATCTCTTGCGCGTTATACCCCTTCAGCACGGTCGGCTCACCAAATATACGACCAATAGCATCATATATTCGGTGCTCGACCGGGCGAAGGTAACGCCCAACTTCAACATTATATCTTGGATCACGAGGTGATATCACTCGTGGATCAGGGTCCGGCTTGTCATCAGAGTTAATAAACTCTGCTTTGACAAAAGCCTTAATGGTCGCGTCACGTTGAGTAATGCCCCTGCGTAGCAAAGAATCAACGGCACCCTGATAAAGCGTTCTCCTGCGACCCTTATAGTAATCGACAAATTCTTGGCGATCTATAGGGGTGGTCGAACTAAAACACTTTAAAATGGCA